CCCAGCTCGGGCCCGTCAATCTCCGTCACATTCGCCACCGCTGTGCCGGCTGTCCCGCCGATCTTCAGTGTCGTCCCAAATGCCGCGTACTTGGCCATCTCGCTCTCCTAGCCCTGCACATACCCTCGAAAGTCCACCCCCACCACATGCATGCGCGTCTCCGGGTCCCAGCCCGCATCCGCCTCCATCTCCACCAGCAGCGAGCCCACCGTCACCCCCTGCATCGTCCCCCGAAAGCCATCCAGCCGAGCCCGCACCGCCTCCGCCGCCCCCTTCGCACCGGCATAGCTCACCGCATGGCAGAGCACACTCAGCCGCACACGCGCCAGGCTCCCCGTCCCGCCCAGGTCCTGCAGCGGCTTCTCGCTCACCAGCTCGTACGTCAGGTAGTCGGCCGTCGTATTCTGCGGCGCCATCTGCGGATAGATGCGCGAGCCCACCAGCGCCGTCACAGCCGGCGTCGCCAGCAGCTCCTGCACCACCATCTGCTCCACCGTTGCCGCCATGCGCCCGCACCCCTACCAGATGTAGCGAAATCGCAGCGGGTCCAGCGCCCACCGCACCGACATCGGCATCACCTGCGGCGGCACATTCGCCATGCTCACCGCCTCGCGATTCTCCATCATGTGCCCCACCAGCCAGCGCATCGCCTGCCGCACCGGCGCCGGCACATTGCCCCCCGCCGGCCCATACCCGCACACAAACTCCACCGCCACAGGCAGCCCCGCGTCAAGCGTCTCAGAGGGCCACCCCTGCCCAGGCGCCAGAATCACCGCACCCGGGTCCACACTGCTCACCACCCGGTACGTCGCCGGCGCCACCGTCAGCCACGCCGCCCCGTCCGGCGTGTACTGCACCGCCGTCACACTCTGCAGCGGCGCCATGGGCAGCTCCAGCGCCCCATCCTCCGGCCACCCCCCAAAGTGCGCCCGCCACGCCTGCGTCACCAGCGCCCGCCCCAGGTAGAGCTCGCACCACGCACGCGCCGTCGTCACATACTCCTCCAGCAGCGCATCCTCCTCGTGGCCATCCACCCGCAGATGCGCCCGCGCCTCCTCCAGGCTCAGCGGCTCCACCACCGGCGCCGTCACCATCGTCCACCCCTGCGCCCGCATTACGCCCCCTTGCGCTTGCGCTGGACCTTAGGCGCCGGACGCGCCGCCTGCACCGGCGCCACGGCCCGCTCCGGAGCCGTCACCGCCGCACTCTCCACAACAGGGGGAGCCATCTCCCCGCGCAGCTCCTCGGCCGCCCCGGCCGCCACCAGCGCGCGGCCAACCCCCTCGTCCGCAATCCAGAGAGTCTCCCCCGCGCCATACACCCCGGCCGGGCCGGCCGCCGTCTTCAGCATGCGCACCCGCATGGCTCCCCCTCCCATTCAGCCGGCCTACGCCGTGCCCTCAGCCGGGCTCACATGCAGCTCCGCCGCCTGCGCAGCCGTCACATTGCTCACCGGCTCCACACGCGCCCCGTACTGGATCGCCCACACCGAATCAATCACGGTCGACGTGCCACGCACCACCTGGCAGCGCACATACCGCTCCTCCGGCCGGTACACATCCAGCACCATCTGTGTCTTCGTCGCGTCCAACAGCACCGCCGTCCCTGCCAGGTCGGCCGCATCGGACAGATTGCTCGCCTGCCCCTGCTGCGCCTTGATCCCGTTGTTGACGGCAGCCGTCACAACCGAGCCGACAAACACCACGCCCTCGTACCCCTGCATGTCGAGCGCCGTACCGTCAATCGTTGTCGTCCCGGCCACGGTCGGCCCCACCACGCGGGTGATCTTCACGCCATTGCTCAGGTTCATCTCGTCTCTCTCCTAGGCCAGCTTGATGCGCACAAAGGCCTCTTCGAGCACCGGCATGCCGTCGCTCTCCATGCGCCCAATCAGCCCCACCTGGTTGCTCTCCGCATACAGCTCGTCGAGCCGCTGCACATCCATCGTCAGCGCGTCGGCGATCCAGTAGTAGCTGAAATCGCCAAACATCCCCACATACAGCCCCGTCGTGAACGTATTCGGCACATACTCGCTCACAATCATCGGTCGCCCCTGCAACATATCAGGCTGCCCCATCTGCAGGCTCGGCTGCCACAGGTACGCCCCCGTGCCGCTCCCCTCGCGCAGCTTCGCAATCTGCTTCACCGCGTCCCGGTGGAACAACCACTGCGCCCGCGGCCAGTACGCCGCCTTCAGCGCGTACTTCGCATTGATGAGCCCATCTGCCGTCAGCGCCGTGCTCGTGTTGTCCGTCGCCACGTCGCGCCCCGTGCTGATCCCCTGCGCGCTCGCCGTGAACAACCCCAGCGGCTGCTGCGCCCCAGTCCCCGTCAGGAACGCTTTCTCCTGCGTCACCGCGAACTTGTAGGCCAGCCGCTCCCGCACAAACGACTCAATCGTCGGCAGTTGCCGCATAAGCTTGCGCGAGATCCGGATGCGCTTCGCCACAGGGTGCGGCCGCAGCTCGCGCCCTGCAAACGACATCGTCGAATCCTCCGAGCCCGTCTTGATCTCCGTCGTCCAATCGGCGTCCGCCGGGTCATTCTCCAGCTTCGGCACACCCAGCCCGTCGGCGTTCGCCACCGTGAACTTGGTCGCCTGCTGCCGGATGAAGACCGCATTGTCCATCGCCTGCAGAATCTGCTGCTGCATCTGCACCGGAGCCACCAGATAGCCACCCGATGCGTCGCTGTCGCTCTGCAGCGCACGCAGCTGCATCGGAGGCATCTCGCGGTACCCGTAGCGCAGGTAGCTCACAAAAGCCTTGCGGTACTCCTCGTCCCGCTGCGAGCTCTGCGCCGCGCCATCGGGCTCCATGCGCCGGCTGCGCGTCTCGTCAACGCTCTGCTCCAGCCCCGCCTCCACCTCCATTTGCCGCTCCATGCGCTCGGCCTGGCCGCCCAGCTTCTCGGCCTCCGCCATCAGCGCGTCCCATCGCTGCTCCTGCGCGGCCGTAAAGACCGCGCCGTCGGCGAGCCCCTCATGCATCTGTCGGGCCTCGCTGATCAGCTGAGCGCGCTGCTGCCGCAACTCAATGATCTTGCTCTTCATCTCCGTCCGTCTCCTGTTGGTTCAGCCTCAGTCGTCGATCCCGGCCAGCGCCAGCTCCCGCCCCCGAGCAGCCCGACGCGCCCGCGCCGTCTCCTCATCGGCGCCGCCTTGCTGCGCCCGCAGCAGGTCGGCTGGAATCTCGGGCACCTGCCCGTAGATCGGGTCAAACCGGTTGCCCGGTTGCTCCCTCATCCCCACACTCGTCTCGGGGTACGCCGGATAGGTCACCGCCGAAACGTCATACAGCTTCACCTGCTCCAGCGTGCGCACCAGCTGGTCATACTCGTCCAGCTCCCAGCTGTCGCGCAGCACCGCAAACGCAAAACTCATCTGATCCACATCGCCGCGCCGAATGCTCTCCACCACATCCCGCGCCACCTGCGTGTCCGGCGGGTCAATCTCCACCGCCAGCCCCCGCTCATCCTCCCGCAGGCGCAGCGTCCCGCTCTTCGTCCGCCCCAGCACATAGTTCGGGTCATGGTTGAAAAGGGCCCGCACGTCGTCGCCTGCCTCAATCGTCTGCGCAAAGGCCCCGGGCTCAATCCGCTCCCGAAAGCCCATCAGCTCCACCGACAGCGAATCAAAGAGCGCCGCGTAGCCGGCAATCGTCCGTCCGCCCTCGCGCTCCACCGCCCGCAGCTCCGTCGCCGGCACATAGCGCCGCTCAATCCCCTGCATTGCACACCTCCTGCATCACACGCAGCGCCAGCGCGCCGGCACCCTGCTCCATCCCCTCCACCTCCAGCGTCGGACTCCATCCCTGCGCAAAGGCCTCCAGACGCGCCACGTCGCCACCCGTCGCCACCACCGCCGGCGTCAGCGCGTCCACCAGCGCCTCGCGCAGCTCCTGCGTCAACCGCTCGCCATAGCCGGGCGCCTCGCGCTTCGCACCCGCCCGCCGCAGATCCGCCTCACCCCGCCGCAGCACGCGCCGCGCCCCATCCTCAAACACAGGCAGCAGCGCACTGCGCCCGGCCCCATTCGCCACCGGAGCCCCCGCCGCCACCATGTTCAGCGGCTGCAGATACACGTCCCCATCCCGTACCGGCTCCATGTTCTCCCGCTGCCGAATGTCATTCACGCTCAGCCAGCCCCACTGCCGCCCCACCGCATACGCCTGGTAGCGGCTCTGCGTATCGCCGCGCAGCAGCCCGTCCACCACATGCTCCACATAATGCGTACGCCGCTCCTGCGCCGTCAGCAGGTCCCGCTGCATCACCTGCTCCAGCCGCACCAGCCACGGCAGAATCGTGTCCGTTACAAACTCAATCGACTGGTGCTCGATATTCGAAAACGTCGCCTTGTTGAGCAGCCCCACTTTGTGCGGAGGCATCCGGTAGATCCGTGCAATCTCCTCCGCCTGGAAGGTGCGCGTCTCCAGAAACTGCGCCTCTTCCGGCGGCACACCAATCGCCTCGAGCTTCATCCCCTCCTCGAGGATGCGCAGCCGGTGGCTCTTCTCCAGCCCGCCATGTTCTCCCGCCCAGCTCGCCTTGAGGTTCGCCATCGCCTTGTCGCTCAGCGTCCCCGGATGGGTCAGCACCGCCCCAGGCCGCGCCCCGTTGGCAAAGAAGCGCGCCCCGAACTCCTCCGTCGCCATCCCCAGCGCCACCGCCACCATGGCCATGCGCAGCGGCGAGTATCCCTGCACCCCGTTGCCGCCCAGCCCGCGCACATGCATGATCCTGTGCCAGGGCAGAATCTCCGTCCGCCCCGTCGGCATCGAATACTCGTACGCCAGCTCGCCATCCCGCCGCAGAATGCGCATGCGGTCCGGCCGCAACGGCCACAGCGCCCGCACCCGCCCCGCCTGCGTCCACTCAATCTCCACGTACGCATTGCCCCAGCCCGCCACGTGGCTCACAATCAGCTCTCGCAGCTCCATCGCCGTCTGCTCGGGATTCGGCTGCTCGTGGAGCACCTCGTACAGCGGATGCTCCGTCGCCCGCTCCCGCCCCGCCGCCGTGCGCCGGTAGAGCACCAGCGGCAGGCTCGCAATCGTCTCGCTCAGCACACGGATGCACGCATACACCGTCGGCATCGCCAGCGAGCCCTCAATCGACGGCACAGCCAGCCCCGCCGCCTCCTGGCTCCCGCGCAGGATCGACTCCCAGCTGCTCTCAATCGCCGGGGCCGCACGCCGCTCCGCCCCAATCCATCGCTCGATCAATGCCACGTGCACCAGCCCGCAACAGAAAGACGCCAAGCATCCCGAAGTACCACCGGGATTCCTGGCGTCTCGCGCTCTGTGGAATCTCTATACAGTGCCCCGCTCACCGCAGGCCACTAGCGGCAGTGTAGCACAAACGTTCCGCCCAATCAATCCCCTGTTGGGCGGCCGTCCCCCAGCTCGTCGCCCGTCGCCAGCTCGCACAGATCATCCGCCACTGCAGCCAGGCGCGCCCGCAGCGCCTCCCGCACCGCACGCGCCTCCTGCGCCTCAGCCCGCAGCGCCTCCACCTCGGCCCGCAGCCCCGCCGCCTCCGCCTGCGCCTCCCGCAGCAGCACATCCAGCGTCGCCACCGCAATCAGCTCATTGCCATCCCCGTACCGCGCCCTCTCCTCGCTCATCAGCCCCCCCACAGCAGCCGATGCACCTGCGACCGCTCACCCCGTGCCTCTGGCGCCTCTCCCGACACGCCGGCCGGCAGCTCGTTCCCGCTCGGCCCGCCCGTCATGTACACCTGCGCCATGCGCGCCACCACCAGCAGGAACCCAGCCGCAGGCAGCGCCCACGCCGTGCTCCCCCAGAACTGCTCCAGCCAATCCGCCAGCAGAGGCAACCCCACCAGCAGCACCGTCCACACAATCCCCGGAAGTTCAATCGAGCGTCCCACGTCTGATTCTCCTTTTGGCCTCAGCCACTCCCACCACGATCAACAGCACACCTGCCACACCCAGCAGCCCGGCCCACCCCACCGCCAGCCACGCCGCCGCACCCACACACACCACCCCCGCCGCCACCAGCCCATCCGCCACCGTCACTGCCGCCTGCCTGCGCTCAGCCATCCCGGCTCACCTCCTCCAGCACCGGCCGCCAATGCCCCTGCACCACCGTATCCCAGCCAAACTCGTGGTGAACCGCCCCGCTCACCGCAAGCCTCCTCTCCACCGTCGCCGTCCGCTTCATCCGGCCCGCATGGCCCAGCGCATCCCGAATCGCCCGCCAGTCCGGCCACGCCCACCAGCTATTGAGCCCCGTCCAGTACACATCCGCCGGCGCCACCGCCGTCCCCCAGCGCACCAGCTCCGGCATGCTCGCAAAGTCCGTCACCACCACCGGGGTGCCGCACGCCTGAGATTCCACAATCGGAATCCCGAAACCCTCCGTCATGCTCGCCGCAAGCAGCACATCCGCCGCGTTGTAAAGCAGCGCCATGAACTCCGCCGGATAGCCCAGGTAGTACGAGTAGCGGTCCGGGAATCGCACCCGCCCCGTCACCCCGCACGCCTCCACCAGCTGCTGCAGATCCACCCCGCTCGCCTGCGTCGTCGGGTCCGTGTGAATGTAGAGCAGCGCGCTTGGCTCCTCCTGCGCAAAGGCCGCCCACGCCCGCAGGTTGACCTGAAAGGCCTTGCGATCAAATCCCTTGTTCGCCGCCACCATCACCGTCACATGCCGCGCATCGCCGAAGACCCGCGCCCGAAACGCCGCCACCTCCTCCTCCGGCAGAACCTTGTACACCTCCGGCTCCACCCCATGCGGCACATACGCACAGCGCACCCCTGCCTCGCGCAGCATCCGCTCCCCAAAGAGCGAATAGACCACAGGCAGCCAAGACCCCGCCAGCGCGTCCACCACGCGCGGGCTCACCGGCGCCGTATCCACCGGGAACCAGGGCAGCCAGCGCGCCGGCCGCACCTTCTCGCCCACGCCCGTCTGCGTCCACACATCAATCAGCGTCACCACCACGTCCGCCCCAAAGTGCGCCGCGTGGTGCCCAATCACATCCACCCCGTACGGGTCCCCATGCCCCGGGTAGATCACATGCGGCCCCCACTGCGTCAACCCGCCCTGCACCCCAAACCACGCAAA